CTCCCGGCTACGGGGCTCCTCCTGGTGCTCCTCCTCCTCCTGGTGCTCGTGGCGGCTCCAAACAATCCAAATCAAAATCCAAATCCAAATCCAAGTCCAAAAATAAAACAAAAAAAAATCATTCCAAGTCAAAGTCCAAGTCCAATAAAAACAAAACATCCAAGATTATAATGAATGAGTAAGTAAATTTATTATTACAACTATCACCCTATATCATATCGTAATTAATACATATATTACTATATGATACTATTCCATCGCTACCCGACTACATCATCCAACGATCTCATCCACCGCGCCACCAATATTCTCAATATTATGAAAACAGATTTTATTTATCTCCGCTGGGGAATATTTATACTCGATCTTCCCCTCCGCATTTGTCATTTTTTCAACTTGTTCATCACCTAGTTTTGTATCATAAAATAACTCCAATAATTGTATCATCATCTCTTGTGTGCATTTTGTAAACTCAATATGTTCATCCAGTCTCCCGGGACGTTTAAATGTTTCACCAATTTTCGACGGGTCATTCGCTGTGCATATAATAATTCTCCCACTCGTTTCCACCAATCCATCCATGATTGTAAGCATATCTGCATCATTAAACGAATATTTAGGTCGCATATTTGCTGCTGCCATCATGTTTGCATTTGTATTTGCCCCGTCACCACTTCCTTTACGTCTTTTCTTCACGCTTTCGTCGCTTCCACTACCCCCACCCCCACCCTCATTGCTACTCGTATCACTATCCACCGCAATGACTTTTGATAATACGATATCATCGTCTGTAATGCCAACGCCACCGATACCACCAAGACCCAACATTTGCATATTGAATGCCGCCATTGCGGACGCTGCAGCAGCATTTGCATTTGCATTCTGGTTGTTTACTTTCTTCGCAGTAATATTATCCAATATTTTATCAAATTCGTCAATAACATAGATGCGTTTATTCGTGGGAATATACTGCCCATTAATGTAGTCCCCATAAAAAATATTCTTCAAATCCGTCACTTTCTTGATTTTATCAATGTCGTTGATATTCACAATATGACGCTGTAATAATTGTGCAATTGCTTTAATAGTTGACGTCTTCCCACATCCCGCTGGTCCATAGAATAAGAACCCAAGTTGGTAAGGTATTCCACGTGCCTGATACCATTCCTTATTGTTCACGAAAAAGTCAATCCGTTTAATAATCTTGTCCACATCAGTGAAGAAACAATTGGTTCTCAGATTCTTGGTGCTAAGTAGTTCATATTCAGAACATAAAATATTGGACATCTTTTGATTACGACGCCCATAACTACCACCATCGTCGTCGTCGTCGTTGTATCTTCTGCCGCCATTCGCCTCGCTCTGAATAAACTCGTAAATGAATATTTTATCTGTCATTCTTGACTCTATTTTTTTCGTATATACATCCTCGCATTTTTTCAAGAAGTCGTATATTTTTGTGATGTTGTTCTTTCGGCTTGTCATAAGTGTAAAAACTATTTTTTTAAAGTCAACTGCCCCGCCACCACTACTTTTACTTTCTCGGTTAATTGGAATTTTTTCAACAGATAAATAAACCCCATCTTCAATTTCAACAGGCAGATTGGTTTTTGGTGTATATATCTTGCTTTCATTGTGGTTTTTATCAAGAACTTCGACATATTGTAAGTTAAATAATTCGTCGGTTTTTTTGGTTGTGTTGTTTGTTTGGATTGTGTTTTCTTCTACATCTGTATCTGTATCTGTTTCAGAACCTGATTCCACCGAGTCAACAGATAACTCTGAGTCTGTAATAGACACTTCATCTATATCTTGCAAACGCTTGTTTACTATAGCACACTCTTCTTTTTTTTCATTTTTTATCCCATTTTCAAGGCCATTTTCAATTTGTTTTTTCTCTCTCCTCTCTCCCCTCTCTCCCCTCTGCGAGTCTATAATATCCGAATAGTAGTCAAGCACATGTATCACAGGGTCGGGATAATTTATAAAAATAGTTGCAGAAGAATAACTTGTCGCATATTGCGTTCCCTTATAGTGTATTTTATGCATATTTCCTTTTGTAAGACTCACATACGTTTGTTTTATGCTTTGACGATTTGTGGACCAAATAAAGTCCACGCTTTTTTTGAAATACATAGAAATATCCATATGATGGATAAACACCAATAACATAATTATAAAACATGCATCTATATAGTATATACCTGTTTTCAGGTTTTGGATAAGAAAAAGCTCACCTATATTTCCAAGACTAGACATAGGAAACATAATGAACCGAATAAAAATAATATGATTACGGAAAAAATTATAATAATAACGATAGGGTCAAGAATTTTATTCTTTTGAAATATAATACTATATTTGTGGTGTGGTTATATAATTATAAATAACTACGTTTAAGTTGTTTATAATTATATTTAATGCGCAGAACAACAAGACTACCACTATTACTAAATACTAAACATAAGGTATCGAGTATTGGATTGCGTTGTCGTATATCGTAGCACGGAATGCGTCATTATATCCTTCCACATATATTGTATCGCCGTTGTATATATTATCGCATCCCATGTCGCTCGTGCAGCTTCGTTTCTTATTTGTCACAGGTAGTTTTACAGACTGGTTTTTATCACTCATCGTATAAAACTGCCATTTATCCTGGCTAGGGAATAATGGACGTCCCATAAGTGAGAGAATCGTTTCTGGACCATTTACGCGTGTTAATATTCCTACTTGTCGGTAGGACGAATTCACAGACCTTGTAGGGACATTGATGGGAATAACTATGCCGCCGCCGCCACCACCCATATCACCACCACTTAACCCAATACTATTTACGCCCATTCCACCAATATATCGACTATCGCGTAGAGGGGGTGTATACGGATTAAGTAGCACATCAGCAGGTCCGCGAGTATATCCACCACCCCCTCCACCATGTCGCGGTATCAGGTTTAAAAAGTTGCCGCCACCATCACCTACACTACCAAGACCAACTGCACCATACGCCGGTGGGTATGTATAAACACCACTTCGACTAGGGTCAGTATCGTATATGGTTCTGGTTCCGGGTGTAGTAGACATTATTGACCCATACACGGATTCATCTGAATTCTTATTAAATTGCATATATGCTAAATAAAGGATAATCCCGGTAATAACTAGAAATATGACTATAGTTGTGTTTTCAAAACATATAACCCCGGGAGGGCATTTTCTAGACATTAATATATAAAAATATGTATATTATATTTTTAATATACATATATCTTATCATATATCAATAATTAGTGTGAATTATATATATGTTTCTCTCGCTCTCTCTCGCTTCTATCGCAAAAAAGGTGCATCGGTTTACGAACCAATAGAAGCAGGGTTAAGTCCGTTTCCGGCGCCGTTTCCACCTCCACCTGTCAAAAGAGACATTCCTGGAATGCTTCCCATATTCTGGAACATCTTGCTGATACTGCTGTTTTCAAATTTATCTAAAAATTTCTCGGCAGTGTTAAGAATAGGTTCGATTGATTTCAGGTTATTTATCATTTCAGTTTGTTGTCCAAGTAAGTTGCTGGCATTTGCACCACCACCCGCGCTAGTTCCTAAATTATTCAATGCATTGTATGCTTGGTTCTTCTGGTTTGCAGCACCAGAAGCCATACCCTGAAACATACTGCTTAATGCATTGTCACCAGACGAACCATCATAGGACGCAGGTGTAAGTTGTGTCATAGCTTCGCTCTTCTTTTTGGAAAAAGCATCTTTGGGGGCAGTTGCAGGAGCACCTGGCATAGATGTAGTGCTGGTCGCCTGAGTGGGTTCCATCGGAGGAGAGACTCCGGCACCGGTTGCTCCATTCATTGCGGTCATAGCCTTAGTAAGTTGGTTTACCATTTCTGATGTTGGCATGGAAGGAACAGCGCCATCGGCAGAAGGAGGAGCCCCACCCGCGGGAGGAGCGGCAGCACTATTCCCACTTTCCATTCCTTCCATAATGTTATAGTAAACAGGAGGAGTTCTTCTATTTTTAAACATCATGATAAAGTTGGTGCCAATCGTTGTAGTTAATAAAACTACTATCATATTTTTACTAAAGTAGGTAGTTAAAAAACCAATAAGAACAAAAATAATAATAGCTTCTAAATTAAAGTTGAAGAGATACCTTGCCGCGGTCAAGATGGCAAAAAAGAAAGAAAGGTATAAAACGTATTTATTGTGTAAAATGTCCGTGGATGAATCACTAAAACGAACTGCTGATTTTTTTGATTTCATCGGTATGTTAAAATATAGTATATATTATATATGATATATTATATTATATATCATATGCAGAAAAAAGTCATAAATAACAACAACAAAAATAAAAATAAAAATAACCAAATCGTAAAAAAATAGTAAAACAAAATAGTAAAATAAAAAAAACGAAATCATAATTTTAACTTCGCATAACTTCATTCATTTCCATTTTTATTTTTTCCAGTTCTTCAAGTAAAACACTTTGGTCATCTTGTAAATGTTTCATATGATAATCTTCCTTACTCATATTTTTTGATAGTTGTGAGATATGTTTTGAAATAATTTTAATCGCATCTTGTTGTTTTCGTTTTTCTTCTAAAATACGTAATTTTATTTTTTCATAGTCTGATAGAACATTATTTAAAAAAGCATTCTGTTTTGCTAATTCTTTCACTTCTCTATTTTTGTGTAGTAATAACTGCTTCTTTTTCTCTAAGATGCATTTCATATTGTAAATATTTGTATCATTTTTGGCAATATTGAATTCATCTATTTTTTCGATAGTAGTGGCATCGGTATCAGTATCAGTATCGGTATCATAAGGCGACGATGTCGATAGTTTAGAGTCGTCGCTCGAGTTATCTGAATTTTCTGATTTTTGTGACTCATCCACCTTAAATGTATACTGCGGACTTATTTTTGAAGGCCGCATAAATGCATTTAAGTCGCTATAGGTTGGTACAGATTTATCGACTTCAATTTTTATGTTTTGCACACGATGATTCCTTTTTGTTTTTTGCATGATGACAATAATAATAACGATAATAATAACGATAATAATAGCAATAATAATAGCAATAACCTTGATATATAATAATACTATAAGTATCTAAATTATTTTCTTATTTTCTTATTTTTTTATAATTTTTAAATTTAATTTTATATTGCATTCTTCTAAAAATCCGTTATCACGATACGATGGTTCTTTTATTATATCAATTTCTTCATTGGTTTCCATATTTGTAAACTTGGGACACTCTTTTTTGTATATATGTTCGTATTTTTCTTCAGGATATAGTCGTGTAAAATGTTTGCAAAGTTGTGATATATTTTCGTCGGTGTCTTTGATACATATTTCATAGTAGATATTACAAGGAAAATCCAGGTAAATATTTGCTTTCATTATAACTATATTAGATTGGATTAGACTAGGTATACTAAAATAGCTAGATTATATATTTTAAAATTATTTTTATGCCCCACCTTTAACTAAACTCGTGATACATGCTTTAATATTTTTCCAGTCAAATATAATAGTCAAAAATATATAACACAAACTATAAAGAATCCCATGAACTGCTGCTATTGCCGCACGACTTCCATTTTTAGGTAGTGTAAAAAATAGTTCAGGAATAAATACTATAAATACGGCTATGTTTAAAACTTTTTTAAATTTATCAAATATTCCTGAAAGCATTGCGACTATAAAAATAATGTAATACTAATACTAACTAATACTAACTAATACTAACTAATACTAACTTATAAATATATTATAATTATATAAAAATAATTTATTTATGGGCATAGTATCACATAGTGTTATGTTATGGCGCTAATGCTCCTCCCCCTCCTCCAGCAGCCATGGCTGCCTTTAATCCCTGAATCTGTTGAAGCATTTGTGCGCCACCCATTGCTGAATTTAATGCGTATTTGATGATATTGAGTAAAAGCACCATAATTGTATACCATATGACGTAATAAAACAATGATAGAACAAGTCCTGCAAAAACAACACCTTTTAATTTTTCCCAAAAAGATA